TGAGCAGAGATGTTACCTGGTTTCAACAGGTATTGTCTTTGATATAGAACAGGAGCCTGGTTGTTTGTTTTGTAAACTGTCTGAATCATTTCAGGCATACAGCTACCATCACAACCCACATTACCGCAACAAGGACTAGGAATTGGACAGTCTGTAGTGATAGGGCTCACTTGAATAGTGGTGGCTGTAGCAGCTTGTGAATAAAATGAGTTAGCCTGTTGATAAGGAAAACCGTTCACAGCTGTACATAACCAAGCTTCTCTAACAGCATAAAAGTTGTCAGGAAGTCTAGCCTCATAGTCATTGATGTACAAAACTTCCTCCTGAATGACATACGTTGCTCTTCCCAGTTTTCTAAGACATTTGTCCAGATAGGTGGGGAACATTAAGTCATCTACAGCACCTGTATCAAAGTAGCTTTTAAACTCTTCTTTTACAGTGGAGTAGATTATCTCAGGAGAGATAAAATTATATTTGTAATAGTATGACATCTATTTTATTTTTTCCATTGATGATAAATGTGTTGGTATTTATCACTGGTTTTTAAGTAATGAGACAATAGTCTAGAAGTGGTTCTTGTAGGTTTGAAATACCACAAATCTGAAAATCTAAATCTTGCAGTTTCTTTGAACCAAACCCAACCAAAGAAATATCCTTCTGTATGAAAGTTAAAATTGTAAATTCGTTTACCCTTCTCCTTTGTCTTTTTCCAGTCAATAGGAAGATTGACAAACTCTTTACCATCAACCCCTTTCATCTTTCTACGCTTTTTCTTATTGATAGAGAACTCACCAAAACCATAAGGGAGTCTAGCCCTTTCGCCCGTTTCAAGAATATATTCTTTGAACGAGTCATTATAGGTGTAAATGATGTTTCTCCACTCATCAAAGCTTAGCTTTATAGTGGGATTCTTTTTACAGAAATTGTTGTAGTTTTCTTTACTTGCGCTTCTCCAGTCTATCTTTATTCTCATTATCTAAGGTTTGGAGCGTTAGGTGCTTGACCATCAACTCCATCACTTGTGATGTCTGTCTTCACTGAGAAGTAAGTGGACAGAAGTTTTTGAGAAGTTAATTCAAGAACTTGCTTCTCTAGATATCCAGGAACAGGAGATTCCTTATCGAGAGGATTCTTGCAAAGTTCTTCTGTTGTATGTTCAGCTTGACCACATCCACACTCAGGGTACATAATTTCATTCGGAACATCTTCTTCAAACAACGCTACAAGTCTGATAGCTTTCAGAAGAGGGTTGTTAACATATAGATACCCGTTTGAAATCCAGTAGTACTCTTCCTTTTTGATAATAGGAAGCTTGAGCAAGTTGATGTATCTGTTGATGGTTATTTCTTTCAATCTCTTACCCTGACCACTCATAGCATTGATTGAGTAGACACCCTGAATAACATACTGGTAGTTACCTTCTGTAATACGAGGGAGTTTGAACTTGGTTCTTGCTACTGTACAAGGATCAGAATATTCACAACATTCGGAAATAGGAACTTCTACCATCTCCAAGCAAGGAATGGTAGTGAACACTGTATCAGTGGCCCATAGTTTTCTTAGATTAGTTTCACGCTTAATCAGAAGAAAAGCATTGTTCTTAATCTCAGACATAATAGCTCTATCCGTGATTAAGCTGTCTGTAGAGAGCAGCTTGTGCATACTTCTAACATCACTTATAAGTTTTCTGAATGTTGACATAATTTTAAATGTTTATTGTATTTCCTTTAAACTCATAAAACCACAAAAATTCTTTAAATCTATTGTTCTTAAAAGATGGAGTTTTATGAGTAGTAGGATTAAATACAATTCCTATAGACTTGACGCTATCCCATTCTTTTACAAAGTTTCCCTGTTTGTCATATTGATAAACTCTTTTAGAATTAGGATGATTTTTTCCAAACTTCCCTTTTATATAATTATTTTTTGATATTTTGTTTTTAGTTTCTTTAGAGAAAACATATCCATAATTTCCATCACCACCATCTGTCAAATTAGATAGTGAACCAGATTTTTTATCTATCCTACCATAAAGTTTAATAAACTCAATCTCTTTTTGTTTTATAAACTCATAGTCATCAGACTCTATTAATATTTCAACATTGTAACCAGTTTTATCACTTATATCATTATATATTTTACCAGTATGTTTTTTGTAAGCTCTGTGATATTCTGACTTTATTGATCTAAATCCTATTTTTTTATTAGTTTTTGTACCTATCCCAATATAGAAAGGCTCATCTTTGTCATTTCTGATGTATCTATATAGATAATATTTGCCGTTATCAATAATCATCTGAAATCAATTTCCTAAAAGTAGACATTATAAATATTGTTTAAATACGTTTGTCATTCCATCATGCTGATCAATTAAGAAGGCAGTCACTTCTCCTCTTGAGCAAGTGTATCCGTTTTTCTCATCCCATACACTTTTTGCATTTGAGAACGCTGGGATTTGATAGAACTTGATACCATTAAAATCTTGACTCAGCTCATGATGCTTGTCACCTGTAAAAATGTAAAAGTTCTCGTGTTCAGACCATCTATCTTTATACTCCATAGGGAAAATACCAGCAAGCTTAGCAGGTTTGATAACATCACCATGATTGAACATCATTGCTGATTTACCGTAGCTTATGTATTTTCTGTATTTAGGAGAACTATCAAAAGTTAATCTTTCTATATTTCTGAAGTAGGTTTCCAACCAACTAATCAAGTGCCATCCTACATACTCATCGTGATTTCCTGGAACATACACTACGTCAATATTTTGAGCATAGTTCAACAAGAGTGTAATCATTGCCACCTCATGATCACAGATTTCTCTGAAGGATTGATGATAACCTTCTGTATTTTGTTGGGGTGTTCCTTTTGTTGTAGTTCCTGTAAACTCACTATTGAATTCGTCTGAACCAATTACATAAACCACTCTATCTAAGTTGTTTGAAAGAGCTGCTTGAGATAGGATAGTTTCTATTCTATAAGCCATTCTTGCAAATCTCTCTGATAAGTTATTTGAACCTTCTACATCATGTTTATTGTAATGAGCATCCTGTTTATTGATAATCAGGGCTGCGTTTGTCTTTCCAAATGTAAACTTGGGAGACATAATCTCTTGAGAGATAGGGGCGTAGGATTTGAGAAACTCTGTAAATGAATCCTGAAAAACCTGCTCGGTTTTCTTTTTACTTAACCAAGCCTTCACTTGATAATGAGGCTGTTTAGCATTGCCCCAGTAGTTCTGAACATATTTAGTTATTTCCCACTTTTCTACATCAATCTTACATTTCTCAATCAGTTCATCAAGGGTTCTTATTTCTTCTTTGGTATTTAATAGTAGTTCACCAGTTCCTCTTTCCACATCTTCAATAAATCTAACCACTACATCTTCAAGCTCTGTTACATATTTTGCAGTTTCTGCGTCATCACACAATTTATCACTATTTCTAAGCTCCTTCAGAAGAGCATCAACCTCTTCTTCTGTAATGTTGAGTTTTTCTGCATAGAACTTTTTGCTTTTTTTCCAGTGGAGAAGTTGCTCTAACTGGTGCAGAAGAGATTGATTTTCAGGCATTTACATTTTTATTTGGTTAAAAGTGCCATAAAGGTACGAATCTTTTTTGATATTTTCCAAATTATTTTAACTGTTTTAGTTATCCATTATAACGAAACTTGTTATAAATAAAAACTCCCAGGGATAGAAATCCCCAGGAGAAGCATTGTAAAACCAACAAAAACAATGCTTTTTAATTAACTATTAAGTCTTGCTTGTATTTGAGCAATTGCTTGCTTCAGCTCACAAATCTGCTCATCTACTTTTTGGAAAGCTACGCTTAAAACGTCACATGTCTGTATATTTGTGCATGGAAGATTTGGACCATCATATTTGATATGGCTGGTGCCAAGCATCTCTGCATTACAAGGATCACAAGGTTTTGACATTTGTTTGTTATTAAGGAATGTACATAATGTAATAGCAACCTAAACCAGGTTGATAATTAGGGTGAGACTGACCACCACCTGTAGATTGGATGCTGGTACTTACGCTGATGTTTGTTACAGCATTGTCTACAGAAGGATTTCCTTCAGGAGATTCATTACCCATAGCAAATTTACCTCCGCCAGTTACTCCACTAGAAGTATTTGATGCCACGTGACTATGACCAGGATCAGTTACTGTTGAAGTTGCAACGTGACTATGGGACGGTATTTGAGAAGTAGTTAATGTAACATTATTGCTACCTTGGGTACCTAACAGTGTGTAAGTTGGATTACCAGAAACAGCTGGATCCACAACTGGACTCATTGTTCCACCGCCCATACCTGTTGTAGCACCAACACCAACACGTCCTCTTTTATCAGGAGTACCATTGTTACCATTACACAAATAGATCTTTTCCCAATCACCAACACCTGCACCAGTAACATCAAATTTACCTGTAGGATCACCATAGAACTCCACCACTGTGAAAGGTACCATTCTATTGTAATACTTTGTACTTGTACCAATACTCTGGAGATATGCAGCAATCAGATCATTTAAGTCAGCAAGCTTGACATAGTTTGTATCTACATCAAGAGCAAGAGCTGTAAGATCTAATTTGATACCACAAATCTTAGTGATAGCTGCTTGAAGAATTGCATGTGTTCCAGAGGTTGATGTTACATCCTCCAGACAGTCAACATTATATTCTCCTTCTAAGGCAGCAAAGTCATTTTCAAGAACTACAACTCTGCTGTCAAGTTCACAAATAGCTTTGATTAATGCATTGATAACATTAACCAGTGTAAGGTCTTCACATTGAACTAGGTTCTTACTAACAATTTCACATATGATTTCAGGATTAATAGTAAGTTTAATACCTGTACCATCAAGTGTAGATGTTAAGAACTCAATCAATGCTTGTTCAACATATGATAGTGAGTCACCCTTTTGAATTCCCAAAACGGGAACATCAACACCTGTATATTTTACGCATTGATCAGAGACAATCTCAGCGCAACCATTATAGCAATTAGAGCAGCCCATTTATCTAAATTTTAAAATTTTAACTCTGCTGGCGATCATGTTTACCGTGAACTCAGCATTGTAATTAGGATTACAGTATTTATAAGTAAGAATCCTCCTGTAGTTCAGGAGGTCTAACATTGTTCCACCAGGAACAGGCTGATTCAACATATATACAACATTGTTATATAAGTTACTAGCTAAATCAGCAAGTTTACAATCAATCTCTGCAATTAGAGAAGGAATGTTAGCGCATTCTGGACAGTTTGTAAGTCTGGGTGATAACATTTTTAAATAGGTTTTTTCCTTGCTTAATAGCTCCATTACAAGCTGCGCAAAGACCATTTATTAATTGACAACCGCACCCAACGTTAGCTCCACAGTTTTTACACTTTGCCATATTAAACGAAGTTTACAAGGTAATTGTTTCCAGAACAACCACAATTGTTTTTAAGGAAGTTATCAAGCATTTTGTCTGCTTGAGCATATAGTTTATTTGCTTCCTGTATAGCGCAATTGTTTGCAGCTGCTATTGATCCCTGAATAAAGAAATAAATGGTGTTTAAATCTACCTTTGATTGTGTTTTGATAGCTCTATCACATTCCATCATATCAAGCTTCATAAAAGCACCGTCAAACTTTTCTTGCAGTTTTTCTACACGCATGATAGACTTTTCTACAAAGTTTTTATATGCAGGTGCTACAGAATATTTTAAATGATATACACCATCAGGAAGAGGTTGATCAATTCCTACTGGTGTAATTCCTAAATTTGAAGATGTAAATATGTTAAAGTCATTAACATTAAAAGGTTTTACCACAATTCCAAAACCAGGAACATTAATCTCAATAGTGGCTCCAGAAACAACAGGAGGGTTTGTTGGATATACAGAAGCATCAGCAACACCAAGCGTAAGTGTGTTGTACGTAGGAATTACTAATATGTCTAGTTTTAAATCTGCCATGTTGTTTTAAATAATTAAGCCAGAGGATTGAGTGCTATCCTCTCACCTCTGGCTTAGGTTAATATAATCTAGGTTTACGCCTATATTATGGGATCAACGTACTAGTTGTTGTAGTAGTTGGAGCAGGTTCAGAAGTGGTGGTAGATGTAGTAGTGATACATGCGTTATCACCAGCAACAGCACCCAAACCAGCAACCAGAACAGCTTCGATTGCAGTAGCAACAGCACTACCACTTGCTACAGCGATAATTACAGTGCTATCTTCTTTGATGTAGTCACCCCAAGAATATGCAGCTTTGTCATACTCGTTGAACTTGATGTAGTAAGTATCATAGGTAGTACCGTCAGATACCCAGCTTTCAAAGTTCTCGTTATAACCATTCATTCTGTACAGGTGCTTCAGATAACCAGCTTGGTAGCTGTAGAAGTTTTTCTCCAACTGAGCAATCTCAGCAGAAGTACCAACTGCATAAGAAGAACGTTGTACAACAACAGCATCAGCTACAATGTTACAAGCATCTGCTACAATGAAGTCAGCAGTTGTTGCAGGACCGCTGTACACGAATGTGCGGAACCACATACGGTCATACTCGAAAGGAAATGCTGCAACATCACAAGGCTGACCATATTTGGTAAGAGGTTTACCAGTGATACGCAATACAGCGTTTTGGTCATTACCGATTCTTTCAAAAGAATAGAAATCAGAGAAAGTGATGTTGTCAGGGTTATTACCAGGAGCCTGCAGCAAGAACTTAGCAATAATGCTATCAATCAATGCAGGTACATCAACGTTTGTACAAGGATCACCACCGCACTCGCAACAAGGTGCGTTTACAGTTACTGAACGAGTGAAACCGTTGAAATACAAGGTATCCAGGTAGCTAGAGTGAGCACGGAGGGTAACAGTCAGAACGTCACCACACTGTACGTTAAAGTTACCAATCTCTGTAATCTGAGTTACAGGAGTAGGACAACCATTCACTTTGTACCACTCAGTTACGTTGCTGTTGCAACCAGCACCTGAAGGACAGCCTTTAATCTTATCAGAACGCTTAGAGCCTTGCAGATAAGTGTTTGTACGGCCCTGCGCAATATAGAAATAGGGAGCTGCAGCGATGTTACCAGCTGTAGCAACACTATAATCAGCTTTGAAAATACCCACTTGACCAGGGGTTAAGTCTTGCGTAGATCCAGAGCTAGGGAGCGCAGTTTGCCCTACTGGTACTACGAAGAGCGTAGTTAAAGAGAAATCAGCCATTTTGCTTTATTTTAGATGATTAAAAAATTTATTCGTTCGTTTGTATTCTAAACTGTGCACTTTGAACAGCAGCAGAGTTTTCTGTATACATTGCCAGATTCTGAACTGTTAAGTCTACCAACTCATCCTCCAGATAGAGTTCAAGTTCGCAGTCTTGATTTATTGAATCTGTACCATCCAACCTTACATATCCTTCCTTGTCAATATAGACAGGATATCTCATATAGGATACATAAATTTTAGTTGGTGTAAATGTACCATCTGTGAATATACTAATTTCATCAGAAGATAAAAAGTTGAAAGTTTCTTGATATTCAAAGGATGGTTTGTAATGGTCATTGTTCAAAATGAATTGTAAATCACCATGCTTAGCCAAGTCTCTGTTAATCCAGATCTTTCTATTTTTACAAGGTCCTTTATCAGCTAATACATAACTATCAATATAGAACATGTATTTAGGATCAAGGAGATGTATATTAGCAAACCACTGATTTAATTCAGCGTTCTTGAGTTTTAGATCAAGAGGTTGATGATTGTAAGTAATGACCAGACTTTGTAGGTCCTCATAGCGCTTCTTGAAAGCGTCTAGTCCCATTCCACTCACTACACTAAAACCATCAACCTTTTGTTTTATCAGCTTAATCTGAGCCTCATTCAAAGCTAAGATTTTATCTTCCAAGTTAATTTGCTGGTGTATGTTGGTTGATAGTTTATTTAGTTTTTGGTCAATCTTATATAATAAACTATCTACTGGTATCATACTGCAGCTAATTTCTTAGTTTTCAACTTACCTTCCAGAGTCAGGAGCATATCCTGATTATCATCGTCAGCAAGCATTTTAATTAAATCATCTTCATCCTTGGCAACCTCAAACTCACCTTCATAGATCTTGCCGTTTGGCTTAGCTCTATAGATAGAGTGTGTAAGAGCTTGTTTTACCAAGTCTTTGATATGGAGTAAGTTGTCCTTCATATCTGCAAAGCGTGTGAACACTTCAACAGGATTCAGACCTTGGTATTTACCGTTTTTGAATTCAGTTTGTTTCAGGACGTTATCTACAAGATTGTAAACAGCTTCCTCTTTAGTATCATCAGTTACAGGCAATCCTAACAAACGTGCGACTTTACGCTTCTTATCAGGAGTCATACCATCAAACTTAACAATTGCTTTGTTAATCAACTGCTTCTTCTTGAACAGCACTGCGTTTTCAATTTCTTCATCAGCCACATAAAACTGTGTGTCTGCAGGAAATTCACCACGCTCCCATGCTTGATAAGAACTTGCAATCGTTGGGTGCACACGCAACCAAGAGAATGCTAATTCTTGAAGAGGTACTGAAAGATCAAAGTAATTATCACCATCAAGTAACTTTACAGGCTGTACATGCAGTACATCATCTGTAGAAGTGGACAAACCGTAGTTCCAGAATGAAGAACGAGGATCTAGATTAATATCACCTAAAGCAGCTTGTAGCTTTGCTTTCAGTGCTGTTACACGTTCAACCTCCATTTCTCTTTCCAGAGGATCAGCAATCCTACGGATATATGCAGCATTAGGATCTAACCCTGTTCTGTACTGTCCGTCCAATTCCTTGTAAGGATATTTGAATACACCTGTACCAGGAATTCTTGTAAGACCTTTAAGTGCAAGACCACCTTGCATTGTCTGAAGTTGTGAGTTGTTATACTCTTTCTTAATGGTTGAAATTTTACCAAGCTTACCCATATGTAGTTTATTTATTTGGTTTGTTTAGCAGAGATGCGAAGATCGAACTTCACAGCAGCTAGGAACTACCCTAACTCTCATCTCTGTAGTTTGAGAAGAGCTCCCCCACTCTGAAAGTGGGGGGCATTCTCCTCTCGGTATTTGGGCCTAAGAATACTCTTCTTAGGGCAGATCCTTAGAATTGTGGGATTTCTTCAATCAATACTGTACGAGACAGGTCTTCAATGAATACATCGCAACGATCCTTCATCCAGATTTCGTAACCTGGGAATTTGTTTGCAGAACTCATACCCTGAGACTTAGCAAAGCCTAAATGGTGACGAGTACCGTCAATATAACCCCAAGTCATAGAAGGTGCGCCCTTCATACGAACTTCACGGATGTTGTTAACCATAGAACCATCAGACATAGGAGATACGTCAAACACCATGAATACAGGAGTAGACTTCTTATTCTGACCGAATTCCAGGTTAGATTGAGGCAGGTCAAGTTCCTTCAGGTGAATCAGTTCAACACGACCAGTTTCACGTGTAACCATTGCATCGAATGCAAAGTTGTAAGTGATGTGCTGACCTTCGCCCTGCAGGTAACGGTTACCGCTATCAGCCATGAAAGTAAGACCGCTATTCAAAGCGTCATTCTTCAGAGCCTGCTGGAACACGTCAAAACCAGCTTCGTTAGTGTACATTTTAACACGACGATCCTTAACATCAACACGACGGTAGAACAGGTCACCAAATACTGAACGGATCAGGTTTGCAGTGAATTCACCACGGTTGTACTGTACCAGGTTACCGTTGTTACGCATACGATGGTAAACACCAGCTGAAGTACGCTTCAACTCTTGCTTGCTACCGTTAGTCTTAACAGTACCAGGCTTGCTCCAAATCATACGCTTAACCTTTAATTCCAACATGCTCTTACGCATCCAGAATTCAATAAATGGTTCCCATTTAACATCATTACGAGTTAAAGGAAGCTGATTTCTACGCTGAGGAGCGTACACCAGGATATCCAGAGGACGACCTGCGCTATCACGCATCATCTTGTCATCAGCCCATTCTGTAATTTTGTGCTCAAAACCATATGCAGAACCCAAAGATTCAAACATAGTGATTTGCTCACCCAAACGAGGAAGACCTAACAGGTCCTGATCGAATTCACCGATAGCAGCATCTACCAGTTCCAGTTCGATACCCACTTGCAAGAAAGTAGAACTTACGAAATCTACAGTTGGGTTATCAGTAACCAGGGTGAAGCTATACAAGAAGCCCATGTTCCAAGGAACGGGATCCTTAATAACATAAAAACGAGGACCATACTGACGGCTACCTACAGAAATGATTGCGTTCTTAGAGAACTCATTTGTGTCAAGTACCAGTTGGAACTCTTGACCATCAATACCAGGCTTACTCAGTTCTTGAGTAGAAGTTGGAACATCAATGATCTTAGGGAATTTGTACGGAACAGCTACTTGCCATTTCCAAGCATCACTATTATTATCAATGTAATAAGGTGTGCTCTTGTTGATCATGTCGAGGAAATCGTTGCTGTACAGAGAGCTTTGAGTATACAGGCTGATGATTTTCTTATCGTAATCAGCAGGTTCTGTAGAGTGGAAACTCTCCAGGTGGTTAGCGTCAGTCAGCTTACCAACAGCACGCTTGTCCATAGAAGCGACACGAGCATAAGTAAAGCCAGTTAGACCTGGGATTGTTTGAATTGCCATTTTGTTATCCTTTTATTTATTAAAATTTATATGAACCATGAATTTTGTTTGGCTGGTTGAGCACTACTTCCTTTTTGTTTAGTTACCTGTCTGGCAACTTCACCAAACAGTTCGTTAGATTTTTTACTAACACCTGTTTTCTGAATAGTAGACAGAGTAGGATCTTTTTCTAAAATCTTAAGAAGCAGCGCAACCTTCACTTTAGTTGCATGGTTCTCAGGTTTTTTCAATTCCAAGATGGTCTTATCGAAATCTGTAAGAGTTTCTCCAGTCTTAGTTTTGTACTTGTCCACTAATAGGAAGTCTTGTAGTTCGTTAGCCAACTTGGGATTGATGGGAATACCATCAAACTC